GTCTTCTACACGCCCACCGTATCGGCGGCGTACACCCTTGCGCCTGCGCTCTACGCCAGCACAAACGTCTTCTACAGCCCGACGATCACGCAGACTGGCGGCACGCAGACGTTGCTGCCGAACCTCTACGTCAACACAAATGTCTTCTATTCAGCAACGGTGACACCGGGCGCGGTCAACATTGCACCTGCGCTCTACGTCAACCCGAACGTCTTCTACGCGGCGACAGTGACGCCGGGTGCGGTCGACCTCGCGCCCGCGCTCTACGCCAACGCGAACGTCTTCTACGGCCCGACAGTGTCGGCAGCGTACACCATTGCCCCCGACCTGTTCATCAACCAGAACACGTTCTACACGGCGCAACTGGTTTACCCACAATTCGTGTACCCAGACCTATTTGCCAACACGAACACGTTCTACAACGCATTCTGCTACCTATACCCCTTCCACCCGAATGACGTGCGCCCCGGCGGCCCCAACGCCGCGTCAGGGCCTCGTCAGGCCATGCCGCAAGCGCCAAATGCCGCGCGGCAGAACATCCCGCTGTCGTCCTCTGGGCGGCAGTCGATGCCCGCCGCGCCCAACGCTGGGCGGCAGAATTTGCCGCTGTCGTCTTCCGTGCGGCAGCCCATGCCCTTTGAGTAGAGTTTACATCCAAGGCGATGTTTGGTATGCCCATCTCACCAGAGATGCTTGCCCTTCGCGGTTCGCTGCTGCCTTGACCAAGAGAGCGCGATTTCATGGCTTATTCTAACACGGTGTCCCAGACGGTCTTCACGACGCGACGCGTTATCGACAACGCCGTGCGCCGCTGTAAGCTGGTGGCCGAGCAGATCACGTCCGAGAACATCGACATCGCCAACGACCAGCTTTACTTGCTGCTCTCGGACCTCGCCAACCAAGGTGTGCCGCTGTGGTGCATCCAGAAGTGCATTTACCCGCTCTATGAGGGCACGCCGACGATCACGACCTACACAGGCACGGTTGACCTCCTGAACACCAACCTGCGCACGCTGCAAGAGGTCACAGGCACCAACACCGACACCTCCACCAGCCGCACCGTTGAGTTCAGCAGCACAGGTGCTGTCACAACCGTCGGCATCCTCTGGGCCGCCGCAGCCGTCCCAGTCTCGTTGCAGCGCAGCGACGACGGCGTCAACTGGACGATCATCCAGAACGAAGATCAGGCGGCGACCGCAGGACAGTGGACGTGGTTTGACCTGACCAGCAGCATCAGCACGAAATACTTCCGCGTTGTGGCCGTCACCGGCACGCTTGGCTTCAGCCAAATCTACCTCGGCAACACGCCGACCGAAATCCCGATGGCGCGCATGAACAGGGATGATTACACCAACCTCCCGAATAAAAGCTTCCAGTCAAACCGGCCACTGCAATTCTGGCTCGACCGTCAGGCCCAGTCGCCCGTCCTGAACATCTGGCCGGTGCCAAACGCACAGGCGACAGTCTATCAGGTCGTGACGTGGATACAGCGCCACATCATGGACGTCGGCACGATGTCGCAGGAGATTGAAGTTCCGCAGCGTTGGTATGAGGCCATCGTCGCAATGCTGGCCGCCAAGATGGCCCTCGAACTTGTTGAGGTGGACGTAAACCTCATTCCGATGCTCGACGCAAAGGCGGCGCAGGCGCTGGCCGTTGCGCAGGCCGAAGAACGCGACAACAGCCCAATGATGATCGCGCCCAACATCGCGCCGTACACGAGGTAAACCAATGCCGGTGTATCTCAGCACGCGAGGCAAAACCACCTTGGCCATCGGCATCTGTGGCCGGTGCAGCCGCAAGTTTTCGCTCGACGATCTGTATCCAGATCCGAATTACCCCGGTCTGCGCGTCTGCAAAGACGACATCGACGAGTATGACCCGTATCGTCTGCCCGCGCGGCAGCCCGAGGTCATCAGCCTTCAGTATCCCCGCCCAGACACACCGCTGGACGGCGTCTGATGCAAATCCTTTCACCAACGCCTGAGCCTCTCGGACGCGGTTTTACCGCCATCTCGACTGTTGCCGCGCGTGTAGATCATGTCCGCCTCGCGGGCCTGAGCGACACCACGGAAACACAAGGCGTGCTCCCCTTGTACCGTGGCGGCACCGGCAGCGGTCTGTCTCCTGCTGCCGGTGCCGTTTTCTTGAAGGACAACCACAATGGCTGACGTAAAAATTACCGCCCTCGCTGACGCTACCTTGCCTCTAGCTGGGACAGAACTGTTTGAGGTGGTGCAGAGCAGCACCAGCCGGAAGGTGGCCGCCAGCGCCATTGCCGCCGCCTTCTCAACAGTTCCGGCCAATATACTCCCCGCCACGGCTGGCGGCACTGGATTTGCCAGTTATGCCGTTGGCGACATCCTGTATGCTTCGACGACAACCGCACTTAGCAAGTTGGCTGATGTAGCCACGGGTAACTCACTAATTTCTGGAGGGGTCGGCGTTGCTCCGTCATGGGGTAAGATCGGCCTGACAACGCACGTCAGCGGCACTCTGCCGACGGCAAACGGCGGCACCAATCTCACCTCGTTCACGTCAGGCGGCGCAGTATATGCGACATCAACCAGCATACTGACGACCGGCACTCTTCCGGCCACGGCTGGCGGAACGGATCAGGCCAGCTATGCCGTTGGGGACTTGCTTTACGCTTCGTCGACAACGGCACTCAGCAGGCTGGCTGATGTCGCCACGGGCAATGCCCTGATCTCAGGCGGTGTCAGCACCGCCCCGTCATGGGGCAAGATTGGTCTGGCGACGCACGTATCTGGCACTTTGCCTACTGCAAACGGCGGCACGAACCTTACTTCGTTCACGTCAGGCGGCGCGGTTTACGCGACATCGACAAGTGTGCTGACGACAGGCACTCTTCCGGTTACGGCTGGAGGCACGGGCGTAGGCACGTTGACCTCTGGCTACCTCGTAAGGGGTGCTGGCACCTCGGCGGTCGTAGCCTCTGTCATATACGATGACGGCAGCAACATCGGCATCGGGACGGCAACGCCGTCAGCCTCCGCCATCCTCGACGTCCAATCGACGACGAAGGGTCTTCGTCTCCCCAACATGACGACCACCCAGAAGAACAACATCGCTAGTCCTGCTGCGGGTCTCATGCTGTTCGACACCACGCTCGGTAAAGCTTGCGTCTACACTGGGTCTGCGTGGCAGACGATCACCTCGGCATAAAGGACCGCACCATGATCGAACAACTTATCAGCCGCGTGTTCTATGCCCGCAACGTCGCCCACTTCGAGCACTGGCGCGCGACCGGCACCGGCAGCTACGCCAAGCATCAGGCGCTGGGCACCTTCTACAATGAGGTCATTGAGGCTATCGACGACCTCGTGGAAGCCTATCAGGGGGCGTTTGAACTGATCGGCAACATCCCCGCGCCTGAGACCACGAAGGGCGACGTCCTCGCGCTTCTGGAAGGCGATGCGGACTGGATTGAGAAGAACCACGAAGGCATCTGTCGTGGCAATCGCGGCGTGGCCAACCTTGTTGATACAGTCACCGACACGTATCTCTCCACCATCTACAAGCTGCGGAACCTGAAGTGATGGGCACAACGCTCACCATCCTTGGATTTGTCATCACGGCTCTCAGCTTTGTTGGGGCGCTGATAACGGTTTGGGTTAACCTCACCAACAAGTTGACGCTCCTTGAGGCTCGGCTTGGCTTTGGAGACGAGAAGTTCAACGCCATCGACAAGAAGTTTGACGAGGTGATGATCCACCTTCGCCGCATCGAGGACAAACTAGACAATAAGGCAGACAGGTAATGAGTTTCTGGGACAGGTTTGAAAGCACCCGCGACGGCGTTAATGACACCGTTGAGTTCGTAATCCGCGTGGCTATCGTCACGCTTTCCGCTGTTATCCTTGTCGTGGTTTTGGCGCTGGTTGTTGGCCTCTTTGTGCCAAATGAGTTGGTGGACAGCACCGCCATCCTTCAGACAATCGACCCTGCCTTCCAGACTGTGATCGGCGCGTTCGTCGGTTTACTTGGTGGTCTGAGCCTCAACGCCAATGCGCGTGACAAGGAAGCGCCGCTGGAACTGGACACGCCCGCGCCTGAGCCTGACGCCCCTGAGCCAGCGCCCACACCTATAGCGCCAGCACCCGTCGAAGATGATGACGACATGGCCCCTTGGGAGAAATATCGTCACGACCTGCGCTGGGACGTCAACGGCGACGGCGTGGTCGATCAGGACGACTTCCCTGATTGGCGCAACCCGGAGGCATAAGTGACCGGCAACCTCTCCACCGTCGAACTGATCGGCCAGCTTTGGCCACTCGTTCTTGCGTTCATCTCGCTGGTGATTATCCTCGCGAAGATGGACGTGCGTCTTGCTGTCGTTGAGGAAAAGGTCAAGACGCTCTTTGAATTGTGGAATAGCCGGAAGGACGACAAGTGAGCCTGATTGAACTTCAGAAAAAGATCGGAGTAACGGCAGATGGTGCGTTTGGTCCGGGGACGTTTAAGCGCGCTGCGGCTTTCTATAAGCTGTCGCCTATTAGGGCTGCGCATTTCTTTGCTCAAACGGCGCATGAAAGCGGCGGCTTCAAGACGTTCAGCGAAAACCTTAACTACAGCGCCAAGGGGCTACGCGAGACGTTTGGTAAGTATTTCCCGACTAACGCACTGGCTTTGGCGTACGAGCGCAAGCCGCAGAAGATTGCCAATCGTGTCTATGCAAATCGCATGGGCAACGGACCTGAAGGCTCAGGAGACGGATGGAAATACCGTGGGCGTGGCGCGCTCCAACTGACTGGCAAGGACAACTATGCGGCATTTGCATCTTACGTTGGTCGGCCAGATGTCATGGACAACCCAGACCTCGTGGCGGGTGAACTCTGCTTTGAAAGCGCGCTTTGGTTCTTTGACAAGAACAAGCTGTGGGGCATCTGCGATCAAGGCGTCAACGACGCCGCCATCCTCGCGCTGACGAAGCGCATCAACGGCGGGACGCATGGTCTGGATGACCGTCGCACCAAAACTTACAAGTACGCAACATGGGCCTGATGCCCAACCCGTTGGTGATGTATGTGGCGGCAGGCACTCTTATTGTTGGCGCAGCCGCCGGATATAAAGTCCGCGACTGGCAGTGTGACGCAGCGTATGCAAAGGCTCTGGAAAAGGCTGAGAAGCTTCGGGCCAAGAAGCAAGAGGTAGTAGACAATGTTTCCCAAGTTTATGAAGCGGAACGCGATAAAGCCGATGTCGTGGCAACCGAGCGCATCAACACCATTCGTGAAATATACAAAACGGCTCCTGCCGTTGCTGTTGATTGCTCTGCTCCTGACGCTGTGCGCAGGCTGCTCGAAAGCAGTGTCAGTGACGCCAATGCCGCTGCCACCGGCAAATCTGGCGTCGAAGTGCCCAACGATCCAAAACCCGCCGCTGCTGATGCTCGACCCTGAGCGTTCGCTCTGGGAAGCCGACATCATCGCGAAATACGCCGATTGCAGTGTCAAGCACCGCTTGACAGTTGAAGCATGGAAAAGGGCCGTGGAGGTCCGCTAACCGGAGACGAATATGGTCGCGCCGATCTGTACAGACGACGAGTTTATTCGTGCGTGGGAATTAGGGGGTGGAAGCCCCGCTAAAGTTGCTAAAATCCTCGCCGTGGGTGAGCGGCTTGTCTACGCCAAACGCAGCACCCTTGCGCAGCGTGGTATCGTCCTAAAAAGCGTTCCAACACATGGGCCGTCCAAGTGGAGCGCAGACGACGCAGGGCGTGCCTACAAGCGCCAGATCGACCTAAACATCGACACTGGCCGCGCCATCGCCTTCTCCGATGCGCACTTCTGGCCAAACCAGATGCGCACTGTCGCCAACGAGGCGCTGCTCATTCTGACCAAGGAACTGAAGCCCCGCACCGTGTTTGCCAACGGCGACATCTTCGACGGGGCAGGCGTCAGCCGCCACGCCCCTCTCGGCTGGGCTGAATTGCCGACAGTCAAGGAGGAACTTGAGGCGTGTCAGGATCGCCTCGCAGAAATTGAAGACGTGTTGCCAAAGGGCTGCACCAAGATATGGAACGTCGGCAACCACGATGCCCGCTTTGACCGTGCGCTTTGCACCAACGCCGGAGAGTATGAAGGCGTTGTGCAGCGGCTTGACGAGAAGTTTGACCGCTGGGACTTTACGTGGTCCACGATGGTCAACGAGAATTTGATGGTCAAGCACCGCTACCACAACGGCATCCACGCGACATATAACAACACCCTGAAGTCTGGCCGCAGCATCTGCACCGGCCACCTCCACCGCCTCGCCGTGACGCCGTGGGCGGACTACAACGGACGCCGCTACGGCGTTGATACAGGGACACTGTCCAACCCGCATGGACCGCAGTTCGACTATGCGGAGAACAATCCGTCGCCCCACACGTCAGGCTTCGTTGTCCTGTCGTTTAAGGACGGGATGCTCCTGCCACCGGAACTGGTTGAGGTGATTAACGACAAGGCGTATTTCCGTGGCGAGTGTGTCTTTGATGGCACAGTCGATGGCGTGTAATGTGCGTCTGTCCAAACCGTTAAAAAACAGCTATAGGTGATGTATGGCCACGACAATGACATTCGAGACGCTCAAGGAAGACGTCCGCCGCTACCTCGAACGCGGCGCGACCCTCGCCTCGGACGCTGTTGTCTATGCGCAGATCCCGCGCCTGATCAACCTCGCCGAGCGCCGCATCGCCCGCGAACTCAAAATTCAGGGCTTCATCAACGTTGTGACTGACACGCTGACGGTGGGGACTTCGGTCTACCCGAAGCCAGACCGCTGGCGCGACACCGTGTCGATCAACATCGGCACGGGCACAGGCAACGCGCAGCGCACGCCGGTCTTTGCTCGCAGCTACGAGTATCTGCGGTCGTATTGGCCTGACGAGAGCCAGCGGGCGACACCCCTGTTCTACGCCGACTACAACTATCAGAACTGGCTGATCGCGCCGACGCCCGACGCGGCTTACCCAATTGAAATTCTGTATTACGAACTTCCGCCGCTGCTCGACGACGTCACGCAGACCAACTGGCTGACGGAATACGCGCCGCAGGTGCTCCTGTACGCCACGCTGGTCGAGGCCACGCCGTTCCTGAAGAACGACGAGCGCATCCCTGTCTGGCAGAATATGTACGACCGTGCGGCAGCCATGCTCAACGGCGAAGACCTTGGCAAAATTCTCGACCGCGCTGCGGTACGCAAGGAGGCTTAATCCACCATGTCATACACTCAAGTTTTTGGTGGGAACACGATCTACCCATCGGACGTGTCTTACCTCCCCCTCGCCCTGAGCGCCGACGTCGAACTTGAATGGCCGCTTGAGGCTGCTGCGGGCGTAAACATCGCCGCGCGCATCATCGACGTGACGCCGTCCGCCGCTGGTTATTATGTCGATATGCCTGACGCAACGCTGACCGGCGCTGGGCAGGTAATCCTCTTCAACAACGTCGGGTCGTACACCTTCTACGTCCGCGACTTCTCGAACAACACCATTGCCACCGTCGCCTCCGGCGAACAGTGGGAACTGTATCTGGCAGCTACGAGCACGGCAGCGGGCACATGGCGCGTGTTCCGCTTCGGTGCGTCCACGGCGACCGTGCAGCCGTCGGCCCTCGCTGGCCCCGGCCTGACCGTTGACGGGTCACAGTTGGCGCAATCGACACCTGTCATCACGTTCTCCACGACAGGTGAAACGCTGGCTACATCCAACCGCGCAAGCGCGTGGGTGTGGACCGGAACGGGCACCGGCACGCTGAACCTCCCGTCCGCCGTTACAGTCGGCAATAATTACTTCGTCATGGTGCGTAACTCAGGCGGTGGCGATCTCACCATTGATCCAGCAGGTTCGCAGACGATCAACGACCTTGCCACCTTTACTCTTCGCCCCGGCGACAGCGCCACGCTGATCACAGACGGCACAGAGTGGTATACCATTGGTTTCGGCCAAGATGCGGTCTTTGCCTTTGACTACACGCAAATTTCCGTAACAGGCGGAACCTATACGCTGTCTGGTTCCGAACTCAACCGCATTGCGTATAAGTTTGTCGGAACACTGACGAGCAACTGCACAATTATCGTGCCGTCCACGGTCCAGCAATACTGGGTTACCAACGCTACGACCGGCGCATACACTCTGTCGCTCAACACAGCCAGCGGGACGGCTGTCACAGTCGCCCAAGGCGCGCGTGGCATCTATTACTGCGATGGCACCAATGTCGTTCTTGCAGACACGGCCAGCATCTCGCTTCCTCTCAGCGTAGCACAGGGCGGCACTGGCGGGACGACACAATCTGCCGCACGTCTGGGCCTTGGTATCACCGCATTTGCCGACCCCATCGTGACCGCCACAACGGGCGCGTCAGTGCGTTCGACAATCGGTGCGGCGGCTTCTGGCGCGAACAGCGACATCACGTCCCTGACGGGCTTGACGACGCCATTGAGCGCCCCACAGGGCGGCACTGGCTTCGCCAGCTACGCTGTGGGCGACATCCTGTATGCTTCGACAACGACGGCACTCAGCAAGCTGGCTGACGTAGCCACAGGCAACGCGCTGATCTCAGGCGGCGTCAGCACCGCCCCTTCGTGGGGTAAGGTTGGGCTGGCAACGCACGTCAGTGGCCTTTTGCCGACTGCGAATGGTGGGACCAATCTTACTTCATTCACATCAGGTGGTGCAGTATACGCGACATCGACCAGCGTGCTTACGACTGGCACGCTTCCGGCCACGGCGGGCGGCACGGGCCAAGCAAGCTACGCTGTCGGAGACCTGCTCTACGCCTCAACCACAACGGCGTTGTCCAAACTGGCCGATGTCGCCACAGGTAACGCGCTGATCTCTGGCGGTATTGGCGTTGCCCCTTCGTGGGGTAAAATTGGGTTGACGACGCACGTAAGTGGCACTTTGGGTATCGCCAACGGCGGTACTGGGGCAACCACGGCGGGCGCGGCCTTGACGGCCCTCGGCGCAACGACAGTCGGCGGAAATTTCTTCACGCTAACTAACCCATCTGCAATTACGTTTCCACGTATCAACGCTGACAACACGGTATCGGCTTTGGATGCTGCTTCGTTCCGTACCGCAATCGGTGCTGGCTCAGGTGGGGGATCGGTAACTAGCGTCAGCTTCACGGGCGGTATTGTCTCCGTTGCTACGGCTACGACCACACCCGCGCTCACAGTGGCGGGAACGTCCGGCGGCATCCCCTACTTCTCAAGCGGGACGACGTGGGCGTCATCCGCCGCACTCGCCGCAAACGCCCTTGTGGTTGGCGGCGGTGCTGGCGCTGCCCCTGCCACAGTTACGACGGGGACGGGTGTTGTCACGGCTCTTGGTGTTGCCGTTGGAAGTGCTGGTGCTATTGTTACCTTTAACGGCGCGCTTGGCACACCTTCGTCGGGCACGCTGACGAACGCCACTGGCCTCCCAATCTCATCCGGCGTCAGTGGTCTTGGCACCAACGTCGCGACGGCACTTGGTGTTGCCGTGGGCAGCGCAGGCGCTCTTGTTACTAATGGCGGCGCACTTGGCACACCTTCGTCGGGCGCGCTGACGAACTGCACTGCGGACGGCACGAATGCCGTGGGCTTCAAGAAAGTCCCGCAGTCAGGCAGCGACAAAACATCGTCCTACCCATTGGCGACCGGCGACGTCGGTAAGTTTATCGGGGTTGGCTCCGGCGGCTCCATCACGATCCCTGACGCCACCTTCGCAACCGGCGACATCATCTCCCTGTTCAACAACACTTCGGGGAACATCACGATCACCTGCACGATTACGACTGCCTATATCGGCGGTACAGACGTGGACAAGGCCACCATGACGCTGGCCACGCGGGGTGTGGCAACGGTCCTGTTTATCAGCGGAACGGTTTGCGTGGTCAACGGGAACGTCAGCTAATGAGCGGCATCCAGATGGCGCTGCTAGGTTCGGGTGGGCCGACTGGGCCAATCGCCTCCAGCCTGCTCATCGTTGCTGGCGGTGGTGGCGGTGGTAAGCCCCCCGGCGGTGGCGGTGGCGGTGCTGGCGGGTTGCTGTCGTATAGCGGTCAGACATTTACGCCGGGGGCCGTTCTCACTGTCGCCGTGGGTGCAGGCGGGTCTGCTGGTGTGTTGTCTGGGGCATCCCCTACAGCAGGAGGTAATTCTTCTGTCACTGGGTATACCACGGCAGTTGGCGGCGGGTATGGCGGAAGTGACGGAGTTTCCAGCGGCGTTGGTGGTAATGGCGGCTCAGGCGGCGGTGGTGGCGGCAGTGTTATCCCAAGTGCTGGTGGCACTGAAACGAGTGGACAAGGCAATGCTGGTGGTACCGGAAGTGTAGCAAACGCATACACTGGCGGCGGTGGTGGTGGCGCAACTGCCGTGGGTGCAAATGCGTCTGGAACTGCTGCGGGCGCAGGCGGCAATGGCACTGCATCGGCCATCACCGGAACTTCCGTAACCTATGCAGGTGGCGGTGGTGGTGGCCAGATTTACAACACCACATCCGCCACAGGCGGAACTGGTGGCGGCGGCAACGGGGCCACTGACACGGCTAACGCGACAGCAGGCACAACCAACAGTGGCGGTGGCGGTGGCGGCGGCGGCGGTATCGTGCCAAGTGTTCGGTTGGCCGCAGCAGGCGGCTCTGGCGTTGTCATCATCTCTGTGCCAACCTCGCTCTACACTGGAACGACAACTGGCTCCCCAACCGTCACGACGTCAGGTGTCTACACAATCATGACGTTCACCTCATCGGGGAGTTACACGGCATGAGCCATTTTGCAAAAGTTGAGAACGGCGTCGTCACTGAGGTTCTTGTCATTGAGCAGGACGTCATTGACACCAGCCTATTCGGCGACCCGTCCCTGTGGGTCCAGACCTCGTACAACACGCGTGGCGGCTGGCATCCAGAAGGGCGACCACTCCGCAAGAATTACGCAGGTATCGGCTACACTTACGACGCGGAGCGTGACGCCTTCATCCCGCCGAACACATTCCCGTCGTGGACATTAGACGAGGGAACGTGTCTGTGGGAGCCGCCAATTCCGTACCCAAGTGGCGGTGGCGTTTGGGACGAGACATCGCAAAGCTGGCTACCACAAGGGAACTGAGGATTACTGATGCCCGACAACGTCGTACAGATCAGGTCGCTCCCCGGCATCAAACGGGACGGCACGCGCCTCGAAGGCGACCAGTATGTGGACGGCCAGTGGGTCCGCTTCCAGCGTGGGCTGCCGCGTAAGATCGGCGGCTATCGTTCGATCAGCAAATATCTGCGCGGGCTGCCGCGTGCGCTCAATGAGTACACGCAAGACTTGCTGACCTACGTGCACGCTGGCTCTGCCAACCTCGTCGAGCGTTTCTTCATCGACGGCGGCTACAACACCAGCGTCATCTCCAACCGCACGCCGAGCGCGCTGGCGGCCAATGACGCAAACCTGTGGCAGTTCGACGTCGGCTACGACACGACCAACGGCAACCAGATCGTGGCGCAGGTCGCGCCAAACCTGAATTGCATCTGCAACAGCGACGGCGGTCAGCTTTTCGTCGGCGACCTCCTCGGCACGTCGGCCTTGACGCCCGTCACGCTCCTCCCGTCTAACTTCAACATCACTGGCGGCGTCGTCACGATGCCGCCCTACACGGTCGCCTTCGGCAATGACGGCTACGTGGCGTGGTCCGTGCCCAACAAGCCCAGTGACTTCACCGGCTCCGGCGCGGGCAACGCCTTCGTCACGGGGCAGAAGATCGTGCGCGGGATGCCGCTGCGCGGTGGTCCGGGCAACAGCCCGTCTGGCCTGCTCTGGTCGGCTGACAGCCTCGTCCGCATGACCTACGTTGGCGGCACGGCGGTCTTCCAATTCGACACGATCAGCACGCAGTCGTCCATCATGTCGTCGCAGTCCGTCATTGAGTATGACGGCATCTTCTACTGGCTCGGAACTGACCGCTTCCTGTCGTTCAACGGCGTCGTGCGCGAAGTCGAGAACAACCTCAACCAGAACTTCTTCTTCGACAACCTGAACTACGCAAACCGGCAGAAGATATTCGCCTTCAAGGTGCCGCGCTTCGGTGAGATTTGGTGGTGCTTCCCGTTTGGCGACAGCACCGAGCCGAACCACGCCATCATCTACAACGTGCGTGAGAACATCTGGTACGACACCGCCCTGCCAAACGGCGGGCGCGGCGCGGGTCTCTTCCCCGCTGTTTTCCGCAAGCCGCTTCTGACGGGCGTAACCCCCACGGACACGCCCGTAAGCACCGGCACGCGCATCACGGAAGCAGGCGACACGCGTATTATTGAAGGCGCTACGGTCGTCAACCGCGTCACGCAGGAGAGCGGCGACCCACAATACCTCCTCTGGGTGCACGAGGTCGGCACGGATGAGATTGAGGGCATTAACACCAACCCGATCCAGTCCTACTTTGAGACGGGCGATATGTCGCTGCCGGTGCAGTCGCAGACGAACAAGGCCATTCAGGTGCTGATGCTGGAGCCAGACTTCGTGCAGAGCGGCGACATGACCGTTGCGATCCACGGTCGCGCCAACGCCCGTTCGCCTGAAGTGAACGGCGAAGCTAAGACGATTTACGAAAATCCACCCACGCCACAAGATCAGGTGATCTACTTCAAGGAGCAGCGGCGCGAACTGCGCTTCCGCTTTGAGAGCAACACGGTCGGCGGTAATTACGAGATGGGTCTCATCTTGGCGCACATCCAGCCGGGTGATGGAACGGTCATAGGGTAATGTCCGTCAACCCCATAGGTATGACATTGCTCAAGTGGGCGGATGCTGTTATATTGACCACCAATGACGCTTGGGCGTTTGGGAAACTGAACGACGAAGCTGACTGGCAAACATGGGCCACAGGGTTTGTACGCGCGTCCCCCTTTACGCAGCGCACCCTGCCGGACCCCTTCCAATTCACGGACTGGCGCGAGTGGGCTATGCGGGTTTATCCAATGCTTGAGGAACAGAACTGATGCCAAGGATGGATATGCCTGAAGGCGCGAATGTTGCTGTACCGGGCGACTACTCTCTGGTTAAATCGTCCTTGTCCAATAAGGGCAACCCGACATCACAGGGCTTCGATAACCTTATGGTCGTTGAGGCAAAGCAGCCAGTTCGTATCATTGACACAAAGGGCAACATCCTTTTTGAGGGAACTGGTCCTGAAGCTGCGCGGCAAGCTGTCGCAATGGGCCAAAACCTAAGCGACACACTTGGTAATAAGGCGGGCTGGGACATCCAGACCGTCCCTGTAGGCACGTCAAATTTCAAGACGATAGCAAATGAGAAGGTCAACAAGAGCACCCTTCAGCAGATCGGCCAAGTCGTCGGGACGGCGCTCCCGATTGCTGTCAGCCTGATCCCCGGCCTTCAGTTTGCCGGACCCGTTCTCTCTTCGGTCCTTGCAGGCGGTGCAGGTGCCGCTATGGCTGGCCGCGACCCACTGAAGGGCGCGCTTACGGCGGGTCTTACGGCTGGCGGTGCTGAGTACCTCGGACCTATTCTTCAGGGCGCGGGTATCGGCTTGAAGGCGGCGGATGCGGCGCGGGCCGTTGGCACTGGGATTGGGGCTACAGCAGGTGGCCTAGCGACTGGGCAGAACCTCAAGAACTCACTGCTCGGTGGCGTTGCTGCCGGTGGCCTGTCGTATCTCGGTGGCCAAGTCTTTAAGCCCAGCCAAGCCGAACTTGATTTCCAGAGCGGCCTCAACTCAGACGTACGGTCGGCAATACAGGGTCTGTCAGAAATCGGTGACCTTGGGTTCGCGCCTTCTGTTGGCGGGTTGTCGGCCCCTTCATTTGCGGCACCTACAATTACAGCACCGACCCCTTCGTCCGACATTGTATTGACCGGCACTCGTCTGCCTGTGTCCACTGGCTTCAACGCAGGTGCCCTTACCAACTTGTTGCCCGGCCCGCGCTATTCGGGTGATGGCCCGACGCCTGAAACCGTTGTAACGGCTAAGACAGAACCAACGGTTGAGGATCGGACGTCACCGTTTACTGTTCCTGTCGCTACGACGGCTGTCCCTGAAACCGTTGTAACGGCGCAGAAAGACGTACCGGCAGTTAAAGACGATTACACCCGCATCAATCCAGTTGTGCCGGACTTTAACGCTGGCCTTGACGACGAAATTGTGCTGACCGCGCCAAAGAAAGAAGTCTATCAACCTGAAGACAAGTCTCTTGCCGTCCCGATTGACGTAGGCAGCACACTCGCGACTGTGGACAACAACCCCGACATTACGAAGGGTAAAGACGGCCTTACAACCGAGCAGAAGCTGAAGCTTGCCGCTCTTGCACTCAGCACGCTCGGCGGCCTTGGTGGCGGCGGTGGCTCAGGCGGCGGTGGCACTGTCCCCGGCGGCCTTGGCCGTCTGACCAGCCCCGTCTTCGACCAGACGCTGTCGGTGCTCACGCCGGAACAGAACCGCGCGAAATATGGCGCTCGTAACATGACCGGCACGGATTGGGCGACGTGGGGCAGCCGCCCTGCGACAAGCTTCTTCCAGAACGTGCAGCAGCAGCCCACCGGCATGGCGCACGGCGGAAGCCTTGCAGCAAAGCGCGGTGGCCGCTCGTCCTTCGCCGTCAATGGCCCCGGCACGGGCCGCAGCGACGACATCCCTGCCGTCCTGTCTGACGGCGAGTATGTCATGGACGCAGAGACGGTCGCCCTTCTGGGTGACGGGTCGAGCAAGGCTGGCGCAAAGAAACTAGACGACCTGCGGGTCAAGGTTCGTAAACACAAGGGCAAGAAACTGGCACAGGGGCGCTTCAGCGCCAACGCCAAATCGCCTGAAGCATATCTGTCTGGAGGACGCACGTAATGACCACCACATCGTTCCTGAACGAGGGCGCGGCTATCCCCGCAGGCTCCGCCGTCACGGATATGACGAAGGAGAATATCCTTCCGCCCATCCTGACCTCGTCGGCAACGACCGGCGTCAACATGGCGAACGACCTCCTCAATCGGGACTATGTCGCGCCTCCGATGCCGACTGTCGCTGGGGCAACAGCTAACCAGACGAACGCCTTCAACGCGGTCGGAGGAGCAGCCAACGCCTACGTCCCCGGCCTCAATGCCGCGACGGGCGCAACAACGGACGTCATGAACGCCCCCGGCGCACTGAGCGTGGCGCAGCCCTACCTGACCAACGCGGGCCGCTCCACGGTGTCGGGCATCGACCAGTACATGAACCCATACATCAACGCCGTTGTTGACCGCATTGGTGAACTCGGCCAGCGTAACCTGACGGACGTGCTGATGCCAGCCGTCGAGGGTCGCTACATCGGCGCGGGTCAGTTGAACTTCGGCGGTCGCGGCGGCATGGGCACGCCGTCCGGCATGATGACAGACACGGCACGCGCCATCCGCGACACGAACGCGGACATCCTCGGCCAGCAGGCTCAAGAACTTCGCACCGGCTACAACCTAGCAACGGGCCTATCGGCTGCCGATCTGGACCGCCAGCTTAACCTCGGCAGGGCAACGGCTGACATCTACGGCTCGGACGCCTCGCGGAAGCTGGCCTCCGCCAACCAACTCGCTGCCCTTGCTGGTGACGCACAGAACCTCGGCCTGACTGGCGTGAACGCCATGTATAATATGGGCGAGAAAGAACGCGGCATCACGAACGAGAACTACAAGGCGGCCTACGACGAGTGGATGCGCCAGTATAACGAGCCGACGGAGCGCCTCAAGACGTTCAGCGACATTCTCAACGGCCTGCGCGGCAACCTGCCGACTGCGACCCGCGAGAGCGGCATCTCGCCGTCTGGCGTGCAGCAGCAGAACAAGCCGGGCACCGCCGCGACTATCGCAAGCGGCCTAATCGGCATCGCGGGTATTCTGGCCGACGACGACGTTGGCACGGTGTTGAAGAAGTTGGGTCTGACCTAATGGGCCGCCTCACCCCTCTCGGCGCTCCGGCAACGGAAGATGACATTTTAAATAATCCCGATTTCGCTGTGCTGCGGAAAATGCTAATGAGGCAGGGTCAACCCTTGCCGCCGGAGACTAACGTGGACGAAGAATTGCCACCCCAGTATGAAGTTGACGAGAACGGCGCGCTCTCCAGCGCGGTGCCTACAGAAGACACCAGCGAAGACACTGCGTCGTTTGGGGCACTTCCGGCGTCTGGATCTGTGCGGGATAAACTCAACCAATATCAAACTCTCGCCGCGAAGCAGGCCGCCTTCTACGACGACATGGAGAAACAACTCCTCGCGCGCCGCGCGGGTCCGTCGTTGAGTGAGAAGCTTCTTCAGATGTCCGCCGCGTTGGTGCAGCCAACGGCAGTTCGCGGCTTCGCTGGAAGCATGGCGAACTTGATGCCGGTCTTGCAGCAGCAGGCGCAGCAGCGTCGCGAGGGTGAGATCAGCCGCGCCGACGCGCTCCAGAAGCTGCGTATGGCGCAGCTTGCGGGACAGAAAGATCTCCTCGGGCAGGAACTCACAACGGAAATCAAGTTGCAGCAGCTTGAGGCCGCCAAGAACAAGCCGCGCTACATTCAAACCACAGACGCTACCGGCAAGGTCACGCTGACGCCGATCTTCCCCGGACAGACAGGCCAGCCAGAGATCAACCCACAAGACGTGCAGAACCTGTTCCGCAATCCGACAAACCTGCCGCTAGACGAACTGAAGCGTCTTTTCGATCAAACATATGGCATCCCCGGTCTCGCTAACCAGTATCTCGGAGGGCAGAAGTAATGGCTGGCAGTCGTAACCCTTTCGTCGGTCCCAGCGGCGGCACACCCCGCGCCGCGCCTATCGTCGTGCAAGAAGGATCGGCGACTGAGGCGAGGAGCAAAGACCTTGAGAACCTGACGCGTGAGCAGCAGCTTCGCAACTTGATCCTCACCTACAATCGCACAAATGCAACACCGCTGCCGCAGGGTCCAAAGCCCATCGCGCAGCAAGTCCGCGAAGCCACCGCGCTGAAGCGTGCTGGCATCATTGGCGAGACATCAGGGAAGGCGGAAGCTGGCCTCCCGAAGGCAGAGGCCACAGCCAAGATTGCCTTGCAGCAGCTTGGCGACTTGATGAAGCATCCGGGGCTTGAGGCTGCCGTTGGTATGCCGAACCCGTTTCGCGGTGGTTTTGGTTTCTTTAACGCTCCCGGCACGTCCGCAGGCGACTTCGCAAACTCCCTCAAGAAAGTAACGAAGGGCGCGTTTTTGCAAGCTGTTGAAGCCATGAAGGGTTCTGGTTCCCTTTCGAACGCGGAAGGGGACGCCGCAACGGCGGCGCTCAACAACATGACCACGTCCACCTCGGAAGCAGAGTTCAAGCGCAACGCGCAGGAATATGCGAACATTATCGCGTCTGGCCTGAACGTAAACCGCAAGACCGCGCGCATGGGCAGCACGCAGTACTCATACGAGCAACTCAAGGCCGAGCAGGAACGCCGCAAAGCTGGGAAGAAGTAAATGGCAGAGAGCCTTACCGATCCGATGGCCCAGATGTCAGATTTGGACCTTGCGTACCTCATCAAGCAGCACGAGGACGAACTCAAGGATTTGAACGCCGTCAGCGATGAAGACCTCAATGCCTTGCTCAAAGATTACGAGGCCACTGGCGGCAACGTCGATACCAGCAAGCCGCCTGTGTTCGTGGAACCTGAACCCGACCTGTCGGTGGGCGAGACCATTGCGGGTGGCGCGCGTGAACTTCTGGGCGGTGCCGCGTTTGAGTTTGGCGATGAGGGGGAGGCCGCCGTCCGTGCAGCCGCGACCGGCCAGCCGTACCAGAAATTGCTCGACGAAATCCGTCAAAGCCGCGCCGTATTTGAGAAGGCATACCCCGGCACCGCTCTTGGCCTCAACGTGGCTGGCGGCATCGGCACGATGTTTATCCCCGGCGTGGGCGCGGTCGGCAAGGGCCTTGAGGCCGCTACCGGCCTTGGCAAGATCGTCAACCCGATTGCGAAAGTAGCAACGAAGGGCGCAGGGGCCGGTGCCCTTGCTGGCTTCGGATCAGGCGAAGATATGGAGAGCCGCTTTGCCAACGCAGGCACAGGCGCGCTGCTCGGCGCGGGCATGGGCGTCGGCCTTACTAAGGCTGTAGACGCCGCACGCTTTGGCCGTGACGCCTACAGGGCGGCGCGTAACCTCGTGCCCGAAGGCGAGGCTGTTAACAACGCCACAGACATCCTCATCAAGAACATGGAGCGCGCCGGTAAGACGCCCGAGGAGATCGCTGAAGCCCTGCGCCTCGACCGCGAGTACGGCGTCAACACTGTCCTCGGTCAGGCCGATCCGGGTCTTGGCGGCTTGATGGATGTCGCGGCAGCCACGCCCAGCGAAGGCACTGGCCGCGCCACGCTTATCGAGCGTCTCTTCCGCCAGCAGGCTGGGGCAAAGGCCCGCACGCAGAAGCAGGTCACCGAGAACATCCCCACGCCGGACTATTTCGCGACGGAAGACGCTGTCGCCAACAGCCTCCGCACCAATGCGCAGCGGGCCTATGACGCCATCCCAGACGTGGACATCACGGACGGGCGCATCATGGACTTCCTGAAGAACCCAGACATCAAGGGCGCGTTTGACGACGCCGTCAAGAACAGTGAGCGCAATGCCGCTGCGGCTGCGCTGGAGGGCACAGACCCGTCCGCGTTCAAGCTGCGCGACATCTACGTCACCGACCCAGCAGGCAACGTGACTATCAGCAAGGCTCCCGACGTGAGGACGCTTGACTTCATCAAGCAGGCGCTGGATCGCCGTATCTCGTCTCTCTACGCATCCGGTCAGGGTGGCGAAGCCACGGCACTGAAGAACATGCGCAACGCCTTCGTGAAGCGCCTCGATGACATCGGGCCGGACGAGTACAAGGCCGCCCGTATGCAATACAAGGGCGACATCGAGATCAAGGAAGCCCTTGAGATGGGCCGCAACGCCAGTAAGACGGAATGGCAGCGTTTCCGCAAGACATTCAACGACTATTCGCCCGGTGAGCAGCAGGCCGCCAAGACGGGCCTCGTGCAGGATGTCATGTCCATGATCGAGCGTGGCAGCACCGACCGCAACGTCGCCAAGCAGGTCATCAATGACGACGGCCTTCGCAGGAAGTTGCAGACGGTCATGGACCCCGACGAGTTCAAGCTGTTTGAGGCCGCGCTGCGCCGCGAGGCTGATCTGTTCAAGCAGACGTCGCGCATCGCCAACAACAGCGCCACCTTTGGCCGCACCGCAGCTAAGGCCGACGTCGATCAGATGATCGAGCAGAACACGGACAGCGCGCTCGAACTGTTCATGAACCCGACACCGGGCGGCGTCTTGCGCGCTGTGCTCAAGACAGGCCAGCGCCTAAAGTCGGCGAACGTGCCATCGCGCACATGGGGCCAGTTGTCGAAGATGCTTGCTGCGTCCAGCGACGACGAACTGGCTGACGTGTTCCGCGCCATTGACGAGCGTCTGCCTGCCGTACAGGCCCAGAACGCCGCGCGTGAAGGCAAGCTGACCAAGGCGGCTATCGCTGCCGGTGCGGCTGCCGCGCCAACGCCTGAGATCGACCGTGAGCGCCTGCCGGAGGGCGTGGAGTTTAAGCTGCCGTCGCTGGAAGAGCCTGCGCCGCTTGGTGGCATGGGCGAGGGCATTGGTTTTGAAGGGCCGCCCACTCAGGCGGAAGATCCAGACGCCGCCATGCGCCAGTTCTGGACAGACTTCGCCAAGCTTCCGCCTGAGCAGCAGGAAGCGTTCAAGCAGTATATGATGCAGAAGCAGGGGATGCCACGCTGATGGCGCAAGATCAAGGGTCATACATCGGCAATGCCTTCCGCCAAGTCGGCCAAGGCCTGACCTTTGGCACCTCGGACGAAATGGAGGCATTCGCTCGCTCGGGTGGCAACATGGCCCGCTACCGGCAGATCAAGGCCGAACTCGAACGGCAACGGAAGGCTTGGGCCGACAAGAACCCGGTGGTGTCGACGGTCGCGGAGCTGGGCGGCTCAGTCGTTCCCGGCCTCGCAGGTGCATTCATCCCCGGTGGTCAGGCTGGTACGGTCGCGACCATTGGCCGCTTTGCGCGCGCATTGGACGCGCCTGTGGAACGTCTGCTGGCCCGGTATAGCCCCCAAGCCCTCGCAGCCCTCCAGAAGGGCGTTGTGGGCCGCATGGCGGTTGGGGCGGCAGACGAGGCTGCTAATGGCGCGCTGTACAGCGTCGGACAGGCTGACACGTTGCAAGACGTACCGCAGAAGATTAAAGACGACCTCTTGCAGAACACGATTATGTCCCTCGCCGTGCGCGCCGGAACAGAGGGCGTGGGCTTTGGGGTTAAAAAATATCGTAAGAGGAAGGCTCGCTAATGGCTAAGGGTGAAGGTCTCGTAAAGCTTTTCGGTGAGCTTGGCACGGAAGTGCAGCAGTATGGACCGGCATTCGTTCGCAAAGTGCTTTCCGCGCTGGGCGTCGACGTAGATCCTGTCGTTGCCCGTAAGGCTGTGCAGCGCGAGGCGAAGGCGCAGGGCGTGACAGCCAAGCCGACTACAAAGCCGACTACAAAGCCGACTACAAAGCCGACTACAAAGCCGACGAAAACCAGCGATCTGGCCGTAAAGACGGGAGCACCGCCGACCGCGCGGCGAACCATGACGCAGACGCCAAACCTGCGCAACATGGACACGCCTAGGGCCATCGAGGTAGCCAAGACGGAACCGCACCTCATTCAAGACACCAGCGGGCAATACGTAGGCGCACCGCGCGGCGTGATGTCGCCCGATGACATCGCAGCAATGCGCGCGTCCTTTGATGCGGATGTGGCGCAAGGCGCAGAAGGCGCGGACTGGTACACGCGCGCTCGTGCATCGAACGTCGATCTTGCGGGGCCAGATCCTGCAAGGCAGCGTTTGCTTGCGCAGGAACAGGCGCTTTGGTCCGCTCAAGCTAACCCAGACACAAACCTTAATTTTGCCATGCAAGGACACAACGCATACGAAATGGGCGTGCCCCTCGACAAGGTGCGCACTGGGCAGCAAGCTCGCACGTACAACACGGCGCGCGATGCGGGGGTAGACATACCCCTCGGCAAGAAGACCGGCATCTATGGCATGCACTTAGATCCGACATCGCCTTATGCCACAACAGGCACGAATGACATTTGGCATGCTCGCGGTTTCGGGTACAAGGATAACGACGGCGGTACGTTTTCGCGTGCGTTATCGGACCAAGAGCACCGTTTCTTGGATTACGAGACCATGCTTGCGGTCGAACGCGCCAACGCCAATAAACTTGCAGGACGAGACGACTGGCTCGCGCACGAAATACAAGCCGCGCCTTGGGTCGCAGGCAAAGGTCGTGGACTTGCGCAGAACATAGCGGGTAAGGGCAACGAGGTATCACCAGCGCAGCTTGACGAGGGCTTGCGTCGGGCAGGCATGACGTACCCAGACTACCTTAATAAATACACAGCCAACGCCACCTACGAAAACGTGCCGTACTCTACCTCGGGGCACCTCGAAGGTATCGGCGCTGGTGACGAAGCAATCCGCAAAGAATACTCAGAACACCCTAGTCTGTCGTGGACCGGCAATTCCGACCGAGATATGCTTTACGATGCGTTGGGCGCGTATCAATCACCCACAATCGCCGCTACTGGTGTCTATACACCCCCCGGCAAATCTTTGGAAACCAACGTAGCGTTTAACGCGCAGCCACTTGTCGGTTTGACCGAAGGTGGCGTAGACCCCGCATCGCGTGGCATGCTTGACTTTGCCGAAACACTTCGCGGGTACTTAGGCGCGCAAGGTGCCAGTGCTTGGCACATGCCTCTTACAAATGTTCCGGCGGGCAAACAAGGCTCCGTGTTCATTCCTGCGGAAGGGCCTGTGCCCGCCGGAACATTGGTTGAACTTGGCGAGTTGGGTGGGAAGTACGGCCTACCAGACTTCGTCGATACGGGTAAAGGCGTCAGCATGACTAACTTCTACCCCGGCCCGCCAAGCGGCGCGGCTACAGGGCGCAATCTTAAAGGCGAATTAGGTCGCGGTATTCAGTATATTATGCCTTCTAATCCGGCTCGCGTGAAAATAGATAGCTCGTATATACCCATTCTTGAAGCCGGAGACGATGTTGGGCAAGGTGTAGCGGGATCTGGCTACGCCACGGACAAGCTTCTTTCTATGGCCGATAGATACCCTATTGCCGCAAAAAAACTTGAAAGCGGAAACATTCAGGCGCGAGCAACGCGTCAAGCGGACCTTGACGAGAATTACGCGGCGCGGGGCTTTGGTGCTACTCGCGAAGACATCCAAACAGCACGTCGCATTTTCAGCGAGCGGGGCTTTGAAGGCCTTCGCGAGGCACGCAGACAGGGTGTGGCCCTGCCGGGCATAGCCGCTTTTCTTAGTCTTTACGGTCTTGAGGGGGGCGGGGAGGATGACGGTGCTGGTGGCTTTTAAAAGCCACCACGCCTTTCATGCGCCGCGCGAACTCTAACTGTTCGTCTATTGTATACGGAGGCTCATGAAAGCCACCCCATTCAGTCTTTACAAAAACCATATCATTTCTCCTTTGCGTTTGGCGTTGTCATTTCGCCCTCTCAATGATGCGGTTGCCGAAGAAGACAATCTTCTCGCCGTCGTACACCGCGTCGCCCTGCCCCGGCTTGCCGCGCCCCTGACGCAGCGCAGCCACGCGCCATGCCGCCTTGAAGGCGTTGGCGACGTCGTACTCCATGCCGAGCGCCTCAATGATGTCGTTGCACTCCGCCGTGTACGGGATGCCGCCAGACGTTGGCTTGCTGACATCTACCTTGTAATAGTCCGACGATCCGCCGGTCAGGCGCTTCTGCCCGCTCCCTGACTGATAGCCAGTCGGTGCCGCAGGATTAACCTCGTGGGACCAATGGCACTTCATGGCTGCGGGTATCGTGTCGTGCTCGGTGTCGCACGTATGGCACATGTAACTCATTTCTTCCTCCGTTTCATCGCCTCAAGAAGCCGCGTCATAATAGAACGACGCTGATACTTTTCGTGCGGGCAACATTCCGCTGCGTCTTTTGCCCCAGATGGGTGCGACGCGTAGAAACCAAGCTGGCAGTCCACGCAGCGGTAAAGGCCGTCGCCCCGATCTTCATACTTCAGTTTCATTTCTTCCTCCGTTTAAGTGCTTCCAACAGAACCTCCTGCACGCTCTTCTTCGATGTAAGGCGGTGCATGACGAGGCTGTCGACCGTGTTGCGGGCGAGGATCGGGTAGATGAAGACCGGGCGGTCATAGCCCGCCTGCTTCTGCCGCATCGGCCCGATACGCTCGATGATCTGCATGTGCTCTTCAAGGTTCCAGTTGACCCCGTAGAAGGCGAGGATGTTCCCGCCGTCGGCAAGGTTCAGTCCGTGGCCTGCCGATGCAGGGTGAGCGAAAAGTAGCTCAATTTCCCCTGCGTTCCACTGCCGGATCGTGTCAGGTACAGCGTCCAGCACCCTGCCTTTAGGGTAACGTTTCTGTAGCCGGACCAAGTCGTGCTTGAAATTGTAGGCCACCAAGACGGGCGCACCATTCGCCTCCTCAATAACGCTATCCAGCGCCTCCAGCTTGGCATCATGAACCGCCTCCCAGTTTCCCTCGTCATCAACATACATCGCCCCATTGGCGAGTTGCAAACACTTCTGCGTGCGAACTGCCGCATTGACGGCCTCCACGCCCTCATCGCCGATCTGGGCGAACATCTCGTTCTCCATGTCGTCGTATATGTCCCGCGCGTCTGGCGGCAGGTCGACGTAGATCGGGGTGCTGATTGGCTCGTCCACAGGCAGGCCGCGCACGGTCAGGCAGATGTCCTTGAGCCTCTCCTCCACCTCTTCCTGCGTGTGGGCGTAAGGCACGAGGCTGTAGCCGTCATAGCCCTTTTGGAACCAGCGCATGGCGAAGGCGGAGAAGCTCTGCCCCAGACGCTCGCCCTTGTCGAGGAACCAGATCTGGCCCCACAGATCCTTCACGCCGTTTGGCGCGGGCGTGCCTGTCAGGCCGATGAAGCGGCTGACGTGCGTGTGCGCCACCTCACCCAAGGCGCGTGCGCGAGATCCACCCTGCCGCAGGCGGAAGGACTTCAGGCGCGTGAACTCATCGGCGATCACCGTCTTGAAGGGCCACGCGTCGCCCAGCGCCTTACGTAGCCAAACGAGATTGTCATAGTTGGTCGTGTAGATGTCAGCCGGAGTGTCAAGCGCCCTTTGACGCTGCTTAGGCGTGCCGGTGATGACGCTGACGCGAAGGTGCGACAGGTGAGGCCACTTCGCGACCTCGTCAGGCCACGTAGAGCGCGCAACGCGCAGCGGGGCGAGCACAAGGGCCGGGTAGGTGTCCTCGACCACGGAGAGGGCCTCCAGAGCCGTCAGGGTGGTCACGGTCTTCCCGCCGCCCATCGGCATCCACAGGGCTGCCCTGCGCTCCTTGTATAGGTGCGCGAGGGCCTCCTCTTGGTAATCGTGTGGCTTGAACACTACCAACCCCACTTGCTGGCGCAGATGGGGCCGATGGCGCGAGAGATGCTCTCCTCGTTGGTCAGTGCCCGACCGCAGCAGGAGCACTGGCCGGTGCGCTTGCCGTAGGCTTCGGCGGCGGCAGCCGGATCTGCGCAGGCGGCTACGATGCGCGCCTCGATGTCCGCATCGCAGTCACGGCTGCGCGTGAACTTGCCGTCGGAGATCTTGCCGAGGTACAGGTCGTCCTGCTTGACGTAGATCGAACCTGCGTTGCGGCTGTTGACGCTGGCCAGCGACAGGGTGAAGTCGTCCAGACGCAGCTTCGGGAACTTCAGGCCAGCCTTGACGGCGGACGTGAAGGCTTCGTCGATGCGGCTGATGTCGACGTCGGCCTTGTTGGCGTCACGCTCGGCGCGATCTGCGGCCCACTGTGCCTTGCGCACTGCGGACTTGGCGGCGGCGTTGCGCACGGCGGCCTCCTGACGCTCAGTGAAGCTGCCGTACTTGATCAGCGAGGCGAGCATGTCGGCGTGGAATGTAAAGTCACCTTTGACAGGCTCACGCAGCCACTCGGCCTCGACTGGGTTGGCTTCGAGCCATTCGGCGGCCTGATCGGCTGCGTTCTGCGCTGCGCGATCCTTGCGGGCGTCGCGCTGCGTCTTGGCCTTCTCGCGCTGTTCCAGCGACGTGCGGAACGTGCGCTTGCCGGTGCCCTTGCAGGTGAAGCAGTTGCCGAGGACGCGGCCCGTGTAGCCGACGAAGCGGCCCGAGCCGTTGCACTTGCCGCAAGGCTCGGTGTGCTCCACGCGGTACTGCTGCGCGACGGCAAGCGTCACGTCGGCAGGCTCGCCTGCATAGTCACTGAAGATGTCGTCGAGGCTGTCATTGAGGTCGTGTGAGCAGTTGGTTGCGTTGCACATGGCGGTAGTCCTTCGTTGCTGATGCACCTTAATTGCATATTCAATCAGGCGTTGCAATACCCCAGATGAAAAAAAGTTTGGGGGCAATCCCTTGGGTGGATTGCCCCCTGCCGATCACTTCAGCATCTGCTGTAAGGCCAACTGCTGGCAGGCGGCGTATGAGAGCTTCGGGGCGCGCTGCCAGATGGCGTCTGCGCGGGTCTCGATTTCGTCTCGCCTGCATAGTCACTGAAGATGTCGTCGAGGCTGTCATTGAGGTCGTGTGAG